ACTTAATATGACAAAAGCTAGAGATATATCTAAATTGCTGTCTACAGCAAATGGTAAGATAGCAGGAGAAAATTTAGATGTCTCATTTGAGAATATTACCGATACTGGTACTGAAGGTACTAGAGTTGCTACAGGTACAAGTGCTGAACGAGGTGCTACTCAAGGTCAATTAAGATTTAATACTGATACAGGATTAGCTGAATATTATACTGGTACTGCTTTTAAAGCTATTGATAGTCCACCAACAGTTTCATCTATTGATGTTACAGAAGTAGATAGTCAAGCAGGTGGTAATCAAACAATAGTTATTACTGGTTCTAGTTTTTCATCTGGTGCTACTGTGACTTTTGTTGGTGCTAGTGGAACAGACTTTAACGCATCAACTGTAACAGTAGATAGTGATACTCAAATTACAGCAGTTGCACCTAAAGCTAGTTTTTTAAATGCACAAGAACCTTATGGTGTTAAAGTAGAAAATACTTCTGGTTTATCAGCAACACTTGCTAGTCAAATCAATGTAGATAGTTCACCTATTTGGAATACTGCTAGTGGTTCTTTAGGACAAGTAGCAAGAAACACATCAGCAAATTTTAGTGTTTCAGCTACAGACCCAGATGGTGAAACAGTTTCTTATTCTGAAACAACTTCAGTTTTATCTGGTGCAGGATTTTCTTTAAATTCATCTACAGGTGCAATTACTGGTACTGCAAATAATGTTTCATCAGATACTACAGATACATTTACTTTAAGAGCAACAGCAAATTCTAAAAATGTAGATAGAATATTTAGTATTTTAACTAAAATACCAGATGGTTCAACACAAGCATTGGCAGTTGGTTCTGGTGCAGATTTAGTTGCATTAGGTATTACTACAGATGGAACATATTGGCTTCAACCTAGTGGTGGAAGTGGAACAGCATTTCAAGCCTATGTTGTTAATAGTAAGTATGGTGGTGGTTGGGTAAAAATTGCTCAATACTATAATGGTCAAAATATTTTAAATAATTCAAGTGCTGTAAATTCAGGAAGTAACTGGACACAAAGTTTGAAATCATTACATAGTGGAAAAATATCTAATACCGATATTCACGCATTACAATCAAATGGTACTAACGATAGTATTTTATTAACAATAAGTGATGGTGGTGCTTCAGATGATTTATTTAGAGATAGTGGTGGTACTAACAGAGGTTTTGGAAAATTTGAAATTGTAGGTGGTTCATTATCTAACTTTGGAACAACACTAACAGTATCGGGTACTAATAGATGGTATATGGATAGTGATGCAAATGGTTCATTTGAATTAGTAGGTCAATATGCAGGTAGTGGTACACCTTGTGGACACGCAACATCATATTGGGTACAATCACATCTTGGGGGTACATTTATTACTGGTTCACCTGTAAATGGCGACCCACCAGACCAATGTTTTACTTTTGGTGATACTGGTCTTTATACAAACCTACACCCATACACAGGAACATCAAATGCTTCTGCTGGTAGTGTTCAATGGGGAACAGGTAGTTCAAGCAATTCTGTAGCAATATTTATAAAATAATGAATAGAGAAGAAAAAATGAATATTTGTAAAAACTGTGAACACCACGAAAAAGGTATATGTAAAGTTTGTGGTTGTTGGGTAGCAGTTAAAACAACAATGCCATTTTTTAAATGTCCTAAAGGTAAATGGTAATGCCTAGAAAAAAGATTACACCAAAAGAATTTAGCGAAGTCGCTACAGGTGTAAGACTTTCATCACATGAGAAACTTTGTGCTGAAAGAATGAACAACATTTTAAAATCTATAGATGAAATGAAAAAAGAAATTAAGTCGTTAAGACAAGATGTTTCTATGGGTAAGGGTGGACTTAAAGTTATCCTTGCTATTGGGACACTTGTAGTTGGAATTATAGGGTTCTTTCAATTTAAATGAAATATTTATTAGTGCTGTATATGTGCAGCATGAATACTGGACAATGTCCTTCTCATACATACGCAGGTTATCAATTTAATAATCATTACGATTGCGTCATGAATGGATATGCAGTTGCTCAAACTACATTTAAACAATTAGAAGAAAATTTAGAATGGGACAAAGAATATATAAACGAAAACAAAATCGTTATTAAATTTGAATGCCGTGGGATTAAAGTGGAGAATATATAATGGGATTACCAATATTAAAATTATTAACGTTTGGTGTTAAAACAGCAGCAAACATTTATCAAACAAAAAAAGAAACAAAGCAACTTGAAGCAGTAGCAGAGAGAAACCATGTAGAAAGGATGGTCAAAGGTGAAGTCGAATATAAGAAAGCTATTATCGCTAGTAATGATAATGGTTGGAAAGATGAATTCGTCTTGGTTCTTATATCCATTCCTATTATTCTATTGGCTTATTCTGTTTTCTCTGACGACCCTGACATACGTGCTAAACTAGATATTTTCTTTGAGTATTTTTCTAATATGCCTTTTTGGTATCAGGGATTATTCATAGGAGTAGTTGGCTCAATTTATGGTCTTAAAGGTGTCGACTTAATGAAACGAAAATGAGAGATACTAAAATTTTAGAGTCTTATAAACAACACGCAGAAAAAAAATTAAAAGAAATGAATCTTACAAAATATCTTAAAAAAGAAGTTAATTATGGCGCTAATGGTACTCAGAAGTATGTAATTAAAAAAGGTATTAATAAAGGTAAGATTGCAGAATGAAAAAAGAACATAACACAATGTTAATAGGTCTATTAGGAACTATCTTGTTAGGATTATCTAGTTGGGCTTTGATGACTATTATTCAATTAGAGGTTCATATCGGTATGTTAACAGAAGAAATTATGTCAATAGATAAACAAATAGGAAGAATTTACAATCACATGGACAGATTAATGGAGAACAAATAAATGATTATATACGGAGAAACACCTACACAATGGAAAAACCATTTTGTAACTTGGATTAAAGATAACAAAAGAAAAGTTATAGCTTTTGTTGTTTGGTCAATAATATTACTAGCAATATAATGTCTGACAAGCCAAATTCGTTTGAAGCTAAAACTAAAGTTCTACCAAAACTTTTAGTAGATAAAGCATACGAGATGTTAACAAGTGGAGACAAGTTAACAGCTAGTGAATTAAAGGTTTGTTTAGATACTTGCAAAACTTATGGAGTGGAAGTAGATGAACAACCTAAGAACAGTATCACAGACGATTTACCATTTGACGAAAAATAACATTCGATGGATAGGATTTATTCTAGCTGCAATGTCAGTAGGAATATTATCTAGCACAATACTACGATTACAATGGTTTGGATGGTTTATAGGCGCAATATCTTGCTCTATATGGATTATAATATCTTTTAAGGACCAGGACAAACCAAGAACTCTTATGGAGTGTATGTATTTAGGTCTATCCGTCTACGCTTGTTATAATTGGTTTAATTATGAATAAAAAAACACCCAAAATAGAGCCAAGTGTAAAAAACTTTAAAAATTTTTTATATCTAGCTTGGCAACACTTAAATCTACCCAACCCAACACCTATACAATACGATATAGCAGATTATCTGCAAAATGGTTCTAAACGTATAGTAATAGAAGCTTTTAGAGGAGTAGGTAAATCTTGGATTACATCAGCTTTTGTATGTCATCAACTTTTACTTAACCCTCAAAGAAATATTCTAGTTGTATCTGCAAGTAAAAACAGAGCAGATGACTTTAGTACATTTACACAAAGACTAATTAGTGAAATGCCATTGTTACATCATTTAAAACCTAGGGATGACCAACGTCATTCTAAAGTTTCTTTTGACGTAGCACCGGCTAGAGCGTCACACGCACCTTCAGTTAAATCTTTAGGTGTTACATCGCAATTGACTGGTTCACGTGCCGATTTAATTATCGCAGATGACGTGGAGTCAGCTAATAACTCTCAAACACAATTAATGAGGGACAGACTTGGTGAGACCGTAAAAGAATTTGACGCTATCATCAAACCTGAAGTAGGACGTATTGTATTCCTAGGTACACCTCAGACAGAAATGAGTTTGTACAATGACTTGGAAGAAAGAGGATTTCAAACAAGAGTATGGACGGCTTTATATCCTACACCAACGCAGCAGATTAATTTAGGTAGTAAACTAGCACCAACAATAACTGAAGCGTTAAAGAAAGATAAAAAGTTAGAAGGTAAACCTACAGACCCACAAAGATTTGATGAAGTAGACTTAATGGAACGTCAAGCTTCTTATGGTCGTAGTGGTTTTGCATTACAGTTTATGTTAGATACAACTCTAAGTGATTTAGAGAAATATCCACTTAAACTTAACGACTTAATTGTCGTATCTGGTTTATCTACATGGAAGGAAGCCCCTGCAAAGATACAATGGGCTTCTTCTACAGACCAAATTAAGAATATAGACAGTGAGCTGCCTAATGTCGGACTTAAAGGTGACTATTACGTTGCACCTATGTATATGTCCGAAGAATACGCACCATTTGAAGGTTCAGTTATGGCAATTGACCCTGCAGGACGTGGTGCTGACAGAACAGGTTTTGCTGTAGTTAAAATGCTTCACGGTATTTTATACGTAACAGCTTGTGGTGGACTTATAGGTGGTTATAGTGACAGTACGCTTGAAGAGCTTAGTACAATAGCTAAACACCAAAAGGTTAACTATGTAGTAATTGAGTCTAACTTTGGTGATGGAATGGCAACAGCCCTTCTAAAGCCCATAATGGCTCGTATACACCCTTGTTCAATCGAAGAGGTAAGACACTCAAAACAGAAAGAACTACGTATTATAGACACTCTAGAGCCTGTTATGAACCAACATAGACTGGTTGTTAGCCAAGAATTAATTAAGGATGACTTTAAGTTAGACCTAGACCACCAATTGTTTAAGCAAATGACTCGTATTACTAAAGACAAAGGTTCTATTAGGCATGATGACCAACTAGACGCTTTATCTATTGCAGTAAATTACTGGGTAGAGAGAATGGACAGAGACCAAGAGTTATCGTTTAATGAGCATAAGAATGACTTATTGCAAAAAGATTTAGATAGATTTA